GTCGAAACAATTTACACTGGAATTGGTTCAACATCAACTCCAAGTGCTCATAGAATTGCTGGATGGTCAACTGATGACTTTAATGCTGGATACTTGATCATTGGTATTGAGGATAAAACAAATGATGAATATGAAATTTTAGAAATGATTGCAGCTCAGGATGATATTGATCAATCATTTACTGAGTATGGATCTTTACAAACTTCCTCTGGTCTTGGAACAATTGGAATTGCTTGCACAGACACGACTACCAAAGTGTTGTTTACACCAAATGCTGACATCGATGTAGATGTTAGAGTTTGGCAGCATACAATGAGATTAGTTGATAATTTTAACAGTCTTACTGGAATTAATTTCACCAATGCAAGTCTAAATTCTGGAAGTGGAACATACACAGGAACTGAACTTGATATTAGAAGAGCTTTTGAGTTAACACATGATCAATTAGATATTTTCCAAAGATATTTCAGTCCAACCTTAGACCCAAGAGCAGGAGCAGCAACTCCAACAGGAGTTGTAAATATCGATGCAAACACTATCACATTCTCAGATGAACATTTCTTTGTCACTGGCGAAGAAGTTTCATACGACTACCCTGGATTTGATTCTTTTGCACCAATTGGAATTGCAACCACAACAATATCTGGTGTATCAACAGATAAACTACCAGGAAGTGTTAATATTATTAAGATTGATAGGTATACAGTAAAAGTTGCAGTATCAGCATCCGATGCACTAGTCGTTCCACCAAATCCAATAGACATCACTTCTGCTGGAATTGGAATTTCTCATAGATTTATTTCAAAGAAAGTAAATCAGAGAGTTGTTGTTACCATTGATGACTTAATACAGTCTCCTGTTGTTGCAACATCAGTTACCACTCATCTTACAGTGGCAGCTTCAACATTTGATGACCAAATTACAGTTGATTCAATTACAAAACTATCTGTTGGACAACTTATCAAAATTAATGATGAGATTTGTTTAGTTGATGCTGTAAATTCATCAACAAAAGTTATGGATGTGAGACGTGGATGGATGGGCACGACAATTGGTATTCATACGTTATCATCTGTTGTCTCACAAGTGAAAGGTAATTATAACATTGTTGATAATGTGATCAACTTTGTTGAAGCACCATACGGAAAGTCTCCAATAGGAACTATAACAAACCCACCAGACGAAAGAGATTGGACGGGAATTACCACAAGTTCAAGTTTTGGTGGAAGAGCATTCATGAAGTCGAGTGCAAACAATACCAATGTGGAACCATACAGAAACAATTATATCTTTGATGATATTTCAGATTCTTTCAGTGGAATTGGAACAGAATTTACAATAACTTCTGCTGGCGGCACGGTTTCTGGAATTTCAACCGATAATGCAATTGTTCTTCTGAATGGTCTACTTCAATCTCCAACAAGATTTGGAGCAAGTCCAATCATTAGCAATCAATATCTAACTGAGCAGTCTGGTATAACTTCAATATTCTTTAATACTGCACCTATTGGTGGAGAGATTGTCTCTGTTGGATCGACCAAGGGTCTTGGGTATCAACCTCTTGTGGCAGCTGGTGGAACAGCAATTGTTTCCTCAGCAGGAACTATCTCTGCTATTGCAATTGGAAATAGTGGATCTGGTTATAGAAGTGGAATTCAAACAACAGTTAGTGTTTCTGTTGGATCTTCTTCACTCGGAGTTCCAAATTTACACAAGGTTGGAACAGCTTCAATTTCAAATGGAATTATTGTCAGTGTTGCCATTACAAATCCAGGATCAGGATATACTTCATCTAATCCACCATATGTCATTTTTGACGAACCATTCTCTTACGAAAATCTAGAACTGCAATATACTGGTGGAACATCAGGAATTGGAACTGGTGCAAAAGTAAGTATTGTAGTTGGTCAAGGTTCAAGCATAATTGATTTTGAATTGACTAGTGTTGGAAGTGGTTATGAAATAGGTGATATTTTAACAGTTGCTGTTGATGGTATCAGTGGAATTCCAACAGATACATCTAAGACATTTGATGAATTCCAACTAACAGTGACTGATCAATATCAGGAACAATTTAATGGATGGACCATTGGAAATCTTACAGTTTTTGATACGATAGACAATCTCTTTGACGGATTTAGGACGAGATTCCCACTTAAAATTGATGGAGTAAGACAATCAATTATTGGTAGAGAAGGAACTGGCATTGACGTTGCATACACATTGCTGGTGTTCATTAATGGTGTCCTTCAAGAACCAAATGAGGCATATACATTTGAGGGTGGAAGCACATTAACTTTCACCGAGGCTCCAAGAGAGGGTGATTTGGCAACAATTCTATTCTATCAAGGAAACAAAGACGTTGACGTTATTAACAAAGATATTTTGGAAACCGTCAAGGTTGGCGATACCCTACAAATTTTCCCAGATGGAATAGACAATAGACAAGAAAAGAGAACAGTGTTCTCAGTTGATTCAATTGATGTTGTCACAACAAATACTTATAGTGGTGTTGGAATTGTAACCACTGGACTTTTAAGACCAGTAATCTGGTGCAAACAGAGGTCAGATAAACTTGTTAATGGTGTCTTTGTTCCAAAAAATAGAGAAGAATATGAATCTTTAATCTATCCAACTACGAATATTATCAAATCAGTTTCAACTTCCGATAATGCATTCTTTGTAGAAAATGCAAAGACATTCTTTGATTCTATAAATGAGAATCCATCTCCAATTTCAACTAGAACGTCAATACAAATTATCAGTCAGGATTCGAAGGTATCTGCCTCTGCAACAGCGTCAATCTCTGGAAGTGGTGGGGTTACCGCAGTGACCATAACAAACGCTGGAATAGGGTATACGCAGGCACCTGTGGTTACTTTTGAAAACCCAACTGGTTTGGGTACAACTTCCAGAGCACAAGCAACTGCTTCGATTACTGATGGTTTGGTAACTTCCATTACTGTAACAAACGCTGGCACTGGATATACACAAGCACCCACAGTTCTTATATCTCCACCAGATAACGTTATTGAAACTATTGATAATGTTACTTACGTTGGAGATTTTGGAGTTATTTCTGGCATAAAAACAACTAGTGTTGGTGCTGCCGTTACTGGACTTGTCTTTGATCTTTATATTCCAAATAATTCGTATCTAAGAGATACTACAATTGTTGGAACCGCAATAACACTAAGTCAACTTCAATCTGGTTATAGATTCGTAGTTTCAAATTCTAATGTTGGCAATGGAGTCACTTCTCTAAATTCTTCTGGATCTATTGTGTGGAATGGAACCTCAAACCTTGATAATGTTTATGAGGCCGTTTCTGTTTCCATTGGACAATCTTATGTCTCTGCTGGAATTGGAACAACAACTGTTTTACAAGTTACGGTAAGTCTGACTGATTATAATGGAATTTCTGATCTAGGTTATGGAAAAGTGTTTGGTGAGTATTCATGGACAAGAGTAGCAGTAACTAATAGAACTGGTACTAATTCTTTTGCAATATATAATAGTGGGTTAACTGGAATTGAAACTTCTGCTTTGGTGAGAAGGTTGAGTCCATTAGAAAACTTTAATTATATTCAATAAATACCTAAAAAACTCCAAATGTCCGCTATTATAACTGATCAGTTTAGAATATTAAGTGCCAGTAACTTTGTTACGTCTGTGGCATCTACTGCAAACGCATACTATACGTTTGTTGGTTTGCCAAATGCCACAGATTTTGACACAAATTGGAACACAACTCCACCTTCACCCAAAGATAGTTTTTCCGACGAAAACGATGTCTGGGACACGGTTATTGCACTTAAAAAGATAACAACATCAGATGTTCGTCAAGTTGTAAGAAAGATAACTTGGACTTCTGGAACAACTTATGACATGTATAGACATGACATATCCAGAGATAATCTTTCTAAACCATCCAATTCTACGAATCTATATGATTCGAATTTTTATGTGATGAATAGCGAATATAAGGTTTATATTTGCTTACAGAATGGAACTGATCCAGAAAATACTAACGGAAGACCCTCACTAGACGAACCAAATTTTGTAGATTTGGAGCCAAGATCTGCTGGTTCTAGTGGTGATGGTTATATTTGGAAATATCTTTATACAGTCAATCCAAGTGATATTGTAAAATTTGACTCTATTGATTTTATTCCAGTTCCGACTAATTGGGCAACTAGCACAGACAATGCAGCTGTTAGAAATAATGCAGCAACTAGTGGTCAACTCAAAATTGTAACTATTACAAATAGAGGTGTTGGATTAGGAACTGCAAATAGAACTTACACCAGAGTTCCAATCAAAGGAAATGGAAATGGTGCTGAGGCAACTATTATTGTTGGTAATGATTCTAAGATTGAATCCATCAACATTTCAAAAGGAGGATCTGGATATACTTATGGTATTGTAGATTTAGTTGGAGGAAACGTTCCAACTGGAACCACTACACCAACATTCAATGTAATTATTCCACCACAAGGTGGCCACGGTAAGGACATTTATCGCGAACTTGGCGCAAGCAATATTTTAATCTATTCAAGAATTGAGAATGATGCCGAAAACCCAGATTTTATAACTGGTAATCAGGTTGCTAGGGTTGGAATTGTTCAAAATCCAAAAGCATATAATAGTACTTCAAATCTAGATTTAGATAAGGCAAGTGGTGTTTATGCTTTGAGATTAACTGGTTCAGCAGTAACTACATTCTCTCCTACCGCTGATAGTTTTATTACTCAGACAGTAGGTGTTGCATCTACCGCTGTTGGAAGAGTAATCTCATATGACAATGTAACAGGTGTATTGAAATATTGGCAAGACAAGAGTCTTGCAGGTTTTAACACTGATGGAACTCAAAATTTAACTCCAAAATATGGACTAAAACTGAATACTTTCACTGCAACAGTTGGCACAGGTGGATCTACTCTCATCAGCAATGATGGAGTAAGCACTGGGTTACTTATTGATACGGAATTTACTGGTATTACTACCGTAATAAATAATAGGACTTATAATCTTGGTCAATCATTTGCAGGTGGTGTGGCACAACCAGAGGTTGAAAAATATTCTGGAAATATCGTTTATGTTGATAATAGACCTTCTATTACTAGATCGACCAACCAAAAAGAAGATATCAAAGTTATTTTGCAATTTTAAAGAATAATGCCACAGGAAACTAACTTAAACGTCTCTCCATATTTTGACGACTTTGATCCATCAAAGAATTATTATAGAGTATTATTCAAACCAGGTTATCCAGTTCAATCACGAGAACTGACAACCTTACAATCCATACTGCAAAATCAAACAGAGCAGTTTGGAACTCATGTTTTTCGAGAAGGCGCAAAAGTTATTCCTGGGCAGACTATTTACAATAGTCAATATAGCGTAGTTGAATTAGAAAATTCTTTCACAGGAATTACAGTATCGTCATACATTTCTTCTCTGATTGGAACAACAATTAAAGGAGAAACTTCTGGCGTTAGAGCAAGAGTTGAGGCTGTTCTAAGATCATCAGAATCTGATAGAAATAATGCTTCACTGTACGTAAGTTATATTTCTTCTAGTGCAAATAATTCATCTCAGACATTTAACGATGGAGAAAATCTGCTAACTGAAAGCGGATTACAAACCTCCAACGTTATTTTCATTCCCAATGAAAATTTTGCAACAACAATTGCACAAAATGCTTCCTCAACAGCATCTTCTTTTACAGTTCAAGATGGTGTTTATTTTCTGAGAGGAACTTTTGTCAACGTTGCAACTCAAACAATAATACTTGACCAATATTCTAATACTCCTAGTTACAGAATTGGTTTCAACATCATTGAGGAGACAATTACCTCAGACACAGATCCCTCACTCTACGATAACTCTCAGGGATACAACAATTATACTGCACCTGGTGCAGATCGTTTAAAAATTACCGCAGTTTTAGCGAAGAAATCAATTTTAGATTTTGATGATCAAAACTTTGTAGAAATTGCAGTTGTTCAGGGAGGTTTGTTAAGAAATACTCCAAACGACACACAATATAATTTAATCAACGACACTCTTGCAGCAAGAACATATGAGGAGTCTGGTGATTACTACGTAAAACCATTTAAAGTAACTTGCGTAGATTCTTTAAATGATGAAGAAGGAAATAATGGAGTTTTTAAAGAAAATCAATTAACTTATGATGGAGGAACACCATCAGAAAATCTTGCACTTTATAGAATTTCTCCTGGTAAAGCATACGTTCGCGGATATAGAGTAGATACATCTTCTCCAACATTTATAGATGTTGAAAAACCAAGAGACAGGATGGAGATGAAGGGTCAGTCAATTAATTATTTGACTGGTCCAGCACTTTCTCTCAATAATGTTTCTGGTTCTCCCGTTTTAGGTATAGGAACCTCATACACCCTAAGTCTTAGAGATAATAGAATTGTAAACAGCAATGCTGCTAGTGGAAATGAAATTGGTGTTGCAAGAGTTTATGATTTTGCTCTGGAAAGTGGATCATATAATACGTCGAATTTAGCACAGAATGAGTGGGACATTTCACTTTATGATGTTCAAACATATACGAATGTTGTTTTAAATCAACCAGTAACTCTTTCTGCATCCACTTTTGTAAAAGGAAAGTCCAGTGGAGCAACTGGATTTGTAAAATCTGGTATAACTAACCAAACAGAAATTCAATTACAAAGTGTAAGAGGATCGTTTATTGTTGGTGAAAATTTCTCTTTTGATGGCAATGAGAACGGAAGAGTAGCAACTGCGGTTACAACTTTTGGAATTGAGGACGTACAGTCAATTTATGGTTATGTTGGTGCTGGTGGAACTTTTAATGCAGATACTGTTCAAACCAGAAAGCTAGTAATTGGTGAGGCAACAGTTTCCATAAGAGACGCGGCTACAAATAGCAGTATTGTAACTATTCCCAACTTAACCTACTCAAAAGTAATTAAAAAGGGAAATTTAGTTTCTTATTTTGACTCAAATAACTTTATTCTAGAAACTTCATCAACTAAGGGTATTACCTCAGTTTCGTCGGCAGCAGGTGAAACTGTATTTGAAATTGAAAATAATCCAGGATACAATGATGTTTATGTTAATGGTATCAAATTATCTTCGACTGAGTACGTTTCTCTTGGTGCAACAGCGATTCAATTAAACGTTCCAACAAACGCTGGTGATGAAGTAGAGGTTAATGCATTTGTTGATGGTATCAGACAATCCCAAGAAGTGGTTGCATATCAAGGTCAAACAGTTGTTCCATTTTCAACAACCACTGCTTTAACAGCGGCGGATTTAAATAATACTCAACTATACATCAATGGTATTAAAATTGATGATAGTCAATTCAACATCTACACTGGAACTGGTGTTCTTCACTTAAATACTCCACCTTCCCAGGGTGCATATGTTGCAATTAGAGAATACACTCCTGGTGCTAAGGTTGGTCTAACAACTACAACAACTTCAATTGGTACAACCTCATTTACTGCGGCATATATTCCTGGAAGAGAAGAAGTTTATGTAAATGGCGTCAAATTAATCAAAAATACAGAATATACAGCAACAAACGGCACAACCATTAACTTGGTAAATCAAACCAACCCAGGTGATGTCGTTGAGATTGTCGAACAGTCCAGTGTTGTTGGAGTTGCAACTACTGTTGTTGCAGTTGGATTGCAAACGGCTTATGGATTAACTTCTTATACCTCAGGTCAGGTTGATGTTTTCTATAACGGTGTTCTGCTCAGACCAACAGAATTTGTAGAAAGCACACCTACCGAAATTTATATTCCAACACCAGCAGTAGCAGGAGACAGAGTAGAAATTATTTCATATCCAGCAAGTTCTTATGTTTCTTCTGCGAGCACTATTACAATTTCAGAGTTTCAAGACGATTTTAACCCACAAGATCCTGCAAAACAATATGAAATTTTTGTTGATGGTGTAAAATACAATAAAAATGATTTCGTGCAGTATCCACAAAGCACGTCTTTGGTAATTGGTTATAGTTTATTTGCTGGTGATATTGTTGAAATGAATCTTTATGGGGATACATATTTCTCCTCAACAAAATTTACTGCAACCGCAGGACAAGCAACATTCCCAGTTTCATATACTCCTGGTTTCTTGGATGTATATGTTAATGGAATTAAATTAGATTACTCAAACTATGATGCTCTAAGTGGATCATCAGTAGTCTTTGGTGTAGGTTTATCTGCTGGCGACATTGTTGAATTTATTTCATATTCCACAACTGCGTTTAGTGTTCAATCAGCTGCTACCGTATATGATAAAACTTACTCAAAAGTAAAAGCAGTAGGAACAAATAATGGATTTACTACACTAACAATTGAGGGTATTACTGATGTTGCTGGTGTTAATAATGGAAACCTGCCAAGTAAAACCATTAATGTATCAGATTTAGAAGTTATATCAACTAAACTAACCGAATCAACTGATAATTCATTATACACCGCACTGCCAAGAAGAAATATATCTGATGTTAACTTATCATCATCAAATCTGACGATCAGAAAGCAGTATGACGTTGCGGTTACTGCAAATTCAACAAATACAATTTTCGCAGATTCTAATGAGACATTCCTCCCATTTGATGAAGAAAGATATGTATTAACCTTCTTGGATGGAACAGTTCAACCTCTAAGATCTGACATGTTTGTGTTTGGTGCAGGAGGAACAAGACTCACAATTAATGGTATTAATAAGAGTGGAAATGCTAGACTTATTACAACTTTAAGAAAAGTTAATGTAACCTCAAAAGCAAAAGAGAATCTAAGATCTAGCAGCATTATCGTTTCTAAATCTGCAAACTCATCGTCTGGAATTGGAACTACAACCTTGGATGACGGTTTGTCATATGGTGGTTTCCCATATGGAACAAGAGTTCAGGACGAAGAGATTTCGTTGAACGTTCCAGATGTCTTGAAACTACAAGGTGTATTTGAATCATATGGAACAGAAGATCCTAGCTCACCAAGACTCACCTTAGCGTCTCTAACTGGTCCAAATGCAACAACATCTGATCTTATAGTTGGAGAGAAAATTAAAGGTGTTCTGAGTGGAGCAAGAGGAACATATGTAGAAAGAACAACCGATAGTGTTGTTGAGTTTGTTTATGCAAACCAGAAGTCATTCACCGTTGGTGAAACTGTTATTTTTGAAGAGTCTGGTGTTCAGGCAACTGTCACAAGAGTTGCAACAAATGGAAAAGATATTACAAGTCTGTTTGTTCTCGATAATGGACAGAGAGAAACTTTCTATGACTATGGAAGAATTAGAAGAGTTTCAGGAAAAGATTCTCCAAAGAGAAAATTGAAGGTTTACTTCCAATCTGGATATTATTCTTCAAGCGATGATGGGGATATCACAACCGTCAATTCTTACAATTCATTCAACTTTGGCAAAGATGTCCAATATTATAATGAGTTGAGAAACACTGATATCATTGATATTCGCCCAAGAGTTGCATCTTACACTGTTACCTCTGGTGCTAAATCTCCATTTGAATTCTCAGGAAGATCGTTTGTACAGTCTGGCAACAGTGCAAGAAATATTCTTGCATCAGATGAATCGATTCTCCTAGATTTCAATTTCTATCTTCCAAGAGTTGATAAAGTTTTCTTAGATAAGAATGGAATCTTTAAACTCGTAAAGGGTGTCCCAGCCGAAAATCCAAATCCACCAACCACCATCGATGATGCAATTGAAGTTGCACAGATCTTCTTACCACCATATCTGTACAATACTCAAAACGCTTCTATATCTCAAAAGAATTATAAGAGATATACGATGGCTGATATTTCAAGACTCGAAGGAAGAATTAAGAGTCTTGAACAGTTTACAACTTTATCTTTACTGGAAACCGACACAGCAAATCTAACAATTCCAGACAAAAATGGGGTTAATCAATTTAAGTCTGGATTCTTGGTTGACAATTTCAAGAATAGTTCCAATCAAGACGTTAGAAACGGAATTAGAAACTCAATTAATCCAAATGCTGGCGAACTAAGACCATCTCACTACACCAGTGCAATTGACCTAATTTTGGGATCTAATTCTATCATTGGTGTTGGTCAATCCTCAGATCCATATGCAGATTTAAACTTTGTTACAGATCTCATTGGATCAAATGTCAAGAAAACGGGAGATGTTATTAGTCTCAATTATTCGGAAACCGAATGGTTGTCACAAACATTTGCAACAAGAACTGAGCAGATTTCTCCATATCTTGTCAACTTCTGGGAAGGTACAGTAGATCTTACACCAGATTCTGATGTTTGGGTTGATACTGTAAAAGTTGATCCAGACAATCTTGAAGTTGCTGGAAACTTTACAGCAACAATTGAAAAATTAGCTAAACTAGAAAATCTAGACCCACAAATTGGTTTCATTCCAACCATTTGGGAATCTTGGAATGTCATTTGGACTGGAAATCGTAGTCTGTTAAATGGACAGTCAGAATCCAAGTCAGTATATACCCAGTTCTTTAATAACAATGGTAATTCATCAAGCAATGGTGATTTGAGATGGATTGGGTTAGAGAAGAGTTCTGATGGTGTTACAGTTGAATCAATTTCTTCCGATACTGAGGTAAATTACGCTCAAATTATCGATACCCAAGAATTTGAAACACTAACAGTTGGCGATAAGTCTATTGCATCTGAAATAACTCCATTCATCCGTTCCAGAAACGTAGAATTTGTAACCAAGCGACTCAAACCATTTACTAGAATGTATTCATTCTTTGATGGTGTTGACGTAAATGATTTTATCGTTCCAAAACTCATTGAGATCACAATGGACGATGGAGTATTTACTGTTGGCGAAACTGTAAGTGGATTCTTCCCAGGAATTGATTATGACGACGTTATAAGTGGAGTCAATCCAAAAATTACCTTCCGAGTTGCAAAGTCAAATCATAAATTTGGTCCATACAATGCGCCAACAGATAACTATGGTCAAAACCCATACAATACTACTCTAACGGTTCCAGCACAGTATTCATCAACGTCAACTCTACTTAATGTTGATACTTTCTCACTATCAAATGAACCACAAGGTGAGTATTATGGATTCATAAGAACTGGAATGAAACTGTATGGTCAAACTAGTGGAGCACAAGCAACGGTTCAAAACGTTAGAATTGTAACGGACAGCACTGGAACTGCTCTTGGATCCTTCTATATTCCAGATCCAAACATTGGAGTTAATCCAAAGTTCACCTCTGGCGAAAAGGTATTCAAACTCACAAATAGTTCAATCAATAGTTCCTCAACTGATGTTATTAATTCAGTTTCTGAGGATAAGTATCTGTCTGTTGGATCAATCCAAGCTATTGATGATGACCTCGCATCCGTTAAGAATCCTAAGAAGATGAATAAGTTCACCTTTAAGGATTCAGTTGTATCTTCGTTCGGTGGAAAATATATTGATCCACTAGCTCAAACATTTACTGTCGATGATGAAACTGGCATATTCTTGACTGGTCTTGATATTTACTTTGAGAGTAAAGATGATGAACTCCCAGTCACTTGTCAACTTAGAACTGTCGATTTCAACCAACCATCGGATACAGTTCTTCCATTCAGCGAAATTACTCTTGATGCTTCATCAGTAAGCACTTCATCTGACGCAACTGTTCCTACTCACTTTGCATTCAAGTCACCAGTTTATCTTGAAGGAAAGAGAGATTATGCGATTGTACTATCAACAAACTCAAATGAGTATAGAGTTTGGACATCAAGACTTGGAGAAGTTGATGTTAAGTCTCAGGGTGGATCATCTCAGGTTCTGGTATCAACTCAACCAATTCTTGGATCTCTGTATAAGTCTCAAAACGCTTCAAGTTGGCAACCAACTATAACCGACGATTTGACATTCAAACTTTACAGAGCAGAGTTTGTTTCTGGTGGTGATATTTCGTTCTTCAATCCAAATCTTGCAGAAGGAAATGCTCAGATTCCAACTCTTATTCCAAATCCAATCTCACCATCTTCCAGAAGAATCAAAGTTGGATTGTCCTCAGCTCTTACAGACACAGACTTTGCACTAGGAACAAGTGTTATTCAGTTGAACACTGGTGCATATGGAAATTATGTTGGAGCAGTTGGTATTGCAAGCGATATCTCAATTCTTAATGGTGGAATTGGTTACCTACCACTGGATTCTACGCAAACCTACTCGGCAGTTCCACTGAGAACTATTACTGGTGAAGGTAGTGATGCAACAGCAAATATCACTGTTCAAAATGGATCTATTTCAATTGTAGAATTGGTATCTGGTGGACAAGGATATGCAGTTGGAGACGTTCTAACAGCATCTCTTGGCACTTCTGAAACGGGAACAAATCTCCAATTCAATGTTACAACCGTTGGCGCACCAAATCAAATCGTCATCGATAACGTTCAAGGAAACTTTGTAACTGGAATTGGCAATACCTTGTATAAGTACACATCCGCTGGTATTACTACATTTATTGGCAACTCCTCAGGATCTGCTCTTTATATCTCTGGTAATGTTGATGTTGTTACCGATGGTTTACACTTCAAGGTAGATCATAAGAATCATGGTATGCACTCTAATACCAACTATGTAACTCTTGGTGGAGTTCTCCCCGATGTTTCTCCAACCACAGTATCTGTGGCATATGATAAAGATTTCAATGGAGAAATGTCTCTGGAAAGTGTAACTGGATTTGAAATCTTTGAAAATCTTCCAGTCTCAGCTGCAAATCCAGGATATGCAGTTGTCAATCAAGAAATCATTAAGTATGAGGGAGTTGCAAATGGTCAATTGATCTCAATCACCAGGGGAATTGATGGTTCTGTCAAGAAGGCAATTGCAAGTGGAGATGTAATCTACAAGTATGAATTGAGTGGCGTGTCTCTCAGAAGAATTAATAGAACTCATAGATTGTCTGATTCTACTATCGCTAATTCAATTGGATTGAATTACTACAACATTAAGATTAATACAAGAGATACTGATTATGGTATCGACAGAAGCACAGAGCAGTCTACAAATATCCCACTTTACTTCATCGAAAGTAAAACTGCTGGTGGAAATATTGTCAGATCCACCCAGAACATTCCATTTGAAGCTGTTACACCAAACGTTCAAACATTTATTCCCAATCTCACTTCGATTAATGCTCAAATTAGAACGGTCAGTGGAACAAGCATAAGTGGAAATGAAACATCATTCCTGGATCAAGGTTATGAGTCAATTGTTCTGAATAAGACAAATTACTTGACTACTCCAAGAATTGTTGCATCTAAGGTCAATGAAAATAATCTCTTGACTAATTTACCTGGTCGTAAGTCATTTACGTTGCTTATGAATATGGCAACAGACAACAACAGATTGTCTCCAATAATTGATACCACAAGAGTTAACTTGATTACGACTTCAAATAGAATTAATAACGTTGTAGCGGATTACAAGATTGATCCAAGAGTTAAGAATCTCTTTGATGATCCATCGGATTGTCAGTATGTGACTAAGATTGTTAGATTGAAAAATCCAGCAAGATCCATAAAACTCTATGTTTCTGCACACGTCAACGTTTACTCTGACATCCGCGCATTCTATTCAGTTGACAACTCTGAAAATGGAGATCCAGTTTTCATTCCATTCCCAGGTTATCAAAACCTTGATGTAGATGGTGATGTAATTGACATTGCAAACAGCAATGGAACTCCTGATAAATTTGTTGAGAAGAGTTCTGTAAATCAAGCTCTATCAACTTCGGATAGTTACTCTAATTATGAATTTACTGCAAATAATCTACCCGACTTCAAATATTTCAGAGTTAAGATTGTAATGACTTCTACAAATCAAGCATATGTTCCAAAAATTAAGACTATGAGAGCAATTGCACTAGCATGATGAATGATTATATCAAAGTTAAAGACAACAATGCTCTTCTGAGAGATCAGAAGAGCAACGCCATAGTTAATGACTCTAAATATGAGTATGAGAAGTACATGCGCCTCAAAAAATTAAAAGAAAATGAGGTCAATAGAGTTAAAAATATTGAAAATGAAATCGATAGTATTAAAGATGATGTAAATGAAATAAAGAATCTTCTTAAAACTTTTATAGAAAAACTGCAATAATGTCTAACTCTCTTACGTTTGATCCAACGTCAGGCACTCCCGTTGCTATCAACCTCACCATTAACACTGGTGCAGATTTTGTAAACGATTTTACAGTAAAAACAACTTCTGGATCTGCATTTGATTTTTCGGGAGCTGGTACAACATGGACTGGATCCTCACAACTAGCGAAAAGTGTTTCCATAGGATCATCTTCCTATGCAGTTGCAACATTTAATGTTGGATTTACCAGTGCTGCTGGCGGTAAATTCAGACTTTCTTTGGGGTCATCAACTACAAGAGATTTAAAAGAGGGCAGATATGTTTATGATGTTCTCGTGAGTTCTGGTTCTACTGTTTACAGAATTATCGACGGAAACATCATAGTAAAACCTGGCATTTCATCTGCACCATAAATACTTTAAATAGTAAAGACTGGTTATGGCAGAACCATCCACAAGAGGAGAATTAGTTGATTATGTGAAGAGAAGGCTGGGAGCACCAGTTTTAGAGATCAACGTGTCCGATGAACAGATTGAAGATCTTGTAGATGATGCTGTTCAGTATTTTCAAGAAAGACATTTTGATGGTGTTACTCAAACTTTTCTGAAATATCAGATCACTCAGGCAGATATTGATAGAGGAAGAGCACCTCACAATAACTCAGTTGTTGGATTGACTACGGAGACCGTCACAACGACTATTGCAGGATCCTCAGTATCATTTGAATACAAAGAGAATAGTAATTATATTGCAATTCCACCTTCGATTATCGGAGTGACAAAGTTGTTCCATTTCGATGGATCAAATGCAACTACAAATAATATGTTTAGTATTAAATATCAACTGTTTTTGAATGATATTTACTATTGGGGTTCTACCGAACTCTTGACATATGCAATGACTAAGAGTTACTTGGAAACAATTGATTTTCTTTTGACTACCCACAAACAAATTAGATTTAACAAAAGACAAGACAGACTTTACATTGATATTGATTGGTCAAGTGTAAATGTTGGTGATTGGTTAATCATAGACTGTTATCGACTTTTAGATCCAAACACACATACACAGGTTTGGAATGACTCTTTCCTAAAACAATACGTCACAGCTCTTGTAAAAAGACAGTGGGGACAAAATTTGATTAAGTTCCAAGGAGTGAGACTTCCTGGTGGAGTGGAGTTAAACGGAAGACAAATATATGATGATGGACAGAGAGAAATTGATGCACTTTTAGAGAAGAGTTCTTCTTATTATGAATTACCACCGTTGGATATGATTGGTTGATATGGCACTTAACCCATTTTTTACGCAAGGAACATCTTCCGAGCAAAGTTTAATACAGAGTTTAATTAATGAGCAACTCCGAATGTATGGAGTTGAAGT